CAAGGCCCCGCTGGCCCACAGGGCCCACAAGGCCCCACTGGCGCGGCGGCAACGGCCACAGCAGGCACCACAACAACAGGGCTTCCCGGGTCTTCTGCCTCGGTTGTGAACGCAGGCTCAACATCGGCCGCTGTTTTCAATTTTACAATCCCCCGTGGCGACCAAGGACCCTCTGGACCAGTGGGCCCCGCAGGCCCCGGCGTTGTTCCCGGCGGCACTCCGGGTCAGGTGCTTATTAAGCAAAGCAATATTGACTACGCAACGGCTTGGGGTGAAGTAACTGGCGGCTTGTCGTATTTAGGTTTTTGGAACGCGCTTACCAACACCCCCACACTGGCATCAAGCGCCGGAACCAACGGCAATTACTATGTCGTCAGTGTTGCAGGAACAACTAACCTCAACGGCATCACAGATTGGCAGGTTGGTGACTGGGCCATTTATAACGGCACAGCGTGGCAAAAAATTGACCAGAGTAACTCAGTTACGTCTGTTAATGGTTACACAGGCGCGGTTGTTTTAACCCAAACGGATATTGCAGGAACAGCGTCTTTAACAACTGCTCAAACGCTAACAAACAAGACAATCAGCGGCGCAAACAATACGTTTACAGATATTGCCAACGCGTCTTTGTCAAACAGTTCAATCACGATCAATGGTTCGTCTGTAAGCCTTGGTGGATCAACAACTGTTACAGCCACAGCAACCAACGCGTTAACAATCGGCACTGGTTTGTCAGGCACGTCCTACAACGGTTCTGCCGCTGTAACGATTGCAATTGACTCGACTGTGGCCACGTTGACTGGATCGCAGACCCTGACAAACAAGACAATCAGCGGATCAAGCAATACACTCACGAACATTGCCAACGCGTCACTGTCTAACAGCCAGATTACACTAGGCACAACCAGTATTGCCTTGGGCGCCACGTCCTTGGCTCCCGTAGGTTTGACGTCTATTACTTTGACGCAAGACCCCACAACAGCGTTTCAGGTTGCGACTAAGCAGTACGTAGACACTTTGGTGTCTTCTGGTATTACCTACCATGCACCAGTCAAGTACGAGGTTCCTAATACAACAGGTAACCTGAACGCCACATACAACAATGGAACGGCCGGTGTTGGTGCCACGCTGACCAACGCGGGCACCTTGGTTGCATTCACGCCTGACGGAACAATTGCTTCTGTCAACGACCGCATCTTGGTGTACAACCAGACCAACCAAGCTGAGAACGGCGTCTACGTTGTTACAACAGTCGGTAGTGGTTCGGTTGCTTGGGTATTGACACGCGCGTCTGACGCCGACACATACGCCCTGAAGAGCCCCAATGGTTTAGGCAACGGTGACGCGTTCTTCATCACCTCTGGCGCTACAGGCGCCGGCGAGACTTATGTCTGCAATACTGTTGGTGTGATTACCTTTGGCACAACAGCAATCACGTTTGCTCAGATCTCGGCTTCACAGGTTTACTCCGCCGGCACGGGCTTGACACTGACAGGCACAACCTTCAGCATCTCTAACACCGCAGTAACCGCAGGTGCGTACGGTTCAGCGTCTTCTGTTGGCACGTTTACAGTCAACGCGCAAGGCCAGCTAACCCTTGCAGGTAGCACCGCTATTGCAATTTCAGCTTCTCAAGTAACATCCGGCACGCTTGCGGTTGCTCAAGGCGGTACAAACTCAACTGCAACACCTACCGCTGGCGGGGCTAGTTATGGCACAGGAACAGCCTACGCGTTCACAGCCGCCGGCACAGCGGGTCAGGTATTGACTTCTAACGGGGCAAGTGCACCCACATGGTCTGGCATTTCAGGAGGCACGTTCTAATGGACTCGCAGGACCTGTTTAATGCGGCAATTACATTGTCTGGTGTTTTTGGGGGTTGGATCTTGAAAACAATCTGGGACGCCATCAAGGACCTAAAAGCTGAAGTGCGTGAATTAAACCGCGAGGTCAACCAAGACTTTGTGCGCCGCGAAGACTTTAAAGACTCTATTGTTGAGATCAAAGAAATGCTCAATAAAATATTTGACAAATTAGACAACAAGGCGGACAAGTGAAATGGGTGGCGGCTCTACTACTCCTTGTCGCCCTATTAGTCCCTGCACAAGAAAGCAATCGTTGCATAGTCACGGACTTTTACGGGTTGAGTTGGATAGGTGATCCCACACTACGTCACACAGAGTTGTCACGTTGGTTGACAACAAACGGAAGCAATTGCAATACAGAACAGTTGTTGACAATATGGAATAACTTAGCGGCTTGGGCAGGCACAGCAGATTCATCCGAAGTTAGGACCAAGGTTTTACACTTTTATGCGAGGGCGGCGGAGCGTGAAAAGAAATGATCCAGCTACACAAATGGTACCCGTTTGTGCACCCAACACCCTACGATGTTAAATCAATTGCTTTTGAAAAAAGACTAGAACGACTTCAATTTGAATACGACCAAGCAATCAAGGCACAAAAAGTTAGGGACGCAGTTGAAGCATACGAGCTTGAGTTGTACAACAAACGAGCGCACCAAACTACTGTTGAATTAGAGATATTTTCTAACCAAAGACATTTTGACAAATACGTATGACAAAGAGACCAACACGCAAACCACAGATAGAGGTGAAAGAAAAGCTGACGCTGTACGTCACCCTGATGGTCAGCACCACCCTGTGTATCTCCGTATTGGCCATGGTGGTCAGCTTTATGCTGGGTCTGTGGGCCAAGGAAGTGGACAACGCAGAAATTTTCAAGATGATTTCACCCGCGTTTTCTACTCTTATCGGCGGCATGATTGGGTTCCTGTCTGGTATCAAGTTGATGCAGAACGAAGAGAAAAAACCGAGTTGTAAGGAGTAAGCATGTTAGAGATTTTAAGCGGTGGCCTACTGGGCTCTATTTTCGGTGGCATCTTCCGACTGGCACCCGAGGTGCTCAAGTGGTTGGATAAGAAGAACGAGCGTGAGCACGAGCTCAACATGTTCAAGTTCCAGTGCGATTTGGAGGCCCAACGCGGTCAGCAGAAGTTAGCAGAGATCGGCGCACAGCGCGAAGCCGCGGTGGACGTTGGTGTGATGGACGCACTCAACGCGGCAATCAACCAACAAGCAGAGATGGTTAAATCCGCTGGTGGATGGGTGGCCAGCCTATCAGCCTCTGTACGCCCTGTGGTGACCTACTGGGTGCTGTTTGTTTGGTCGTTCATCCACGTGTGGTTTGCATGGAACGCATGGCTTGGCGGCGCCCTTGCCGTGGAAGTGTTCAAAACCATGATGACACCTGACTTCTCAGCACTTCTGGCAGGCACCATTAACTACTGGTTCCTCGACCGTACATTGTCTAAACGCGGACTATGAACCTAGAACTAGCGGCGGCAATGTGCCGCCAGTTTGAAGGGTACAGGGCCAAGCCTTATTTGTGCCCTGCTAACGTGGCCACCATAGGGTACGGGTCCACCTACTACGCAGACGGGCGTAAGGTAACGCTAGAAGACCCCCCTATGGACGAGCCCACAGCTAGGGCTCTTTTGATGACTGAGTTACACCACAACTACCTTCCCGGGGTGTTGCGTAACTGCCCCATACTGGCGACAGATGAGCGTAGGTGCAACGCCATCGTAGACTTCTGCTACAACCTTGGCGTGGGCAGACTACAGACCTCCACACTCAAACGCAAAATCAACGCGGGTGATTGGGAGGGTGCCAAAGAGCAACTCATGCTCTGGACCAAGGGTGGGGGCAAGGTTTTGCCCGGTTTGCTCAAAAGACGAACAGCAGAATGCGCTCTTCTTTAAGGGCCGAAGTGTTTGTTTTTGTGGGTAATTATCTATAGGAGCGTAACACTATGGCACGAGCACACGACAAACCAATTCCCCGTAAAACCACGGGTAAAGACAAGACGTACAACCCCACCGACAAGGGTGCGGGCATGACGGCTAAAGGCCGTGCCGAGTACAACGCCAAGAATAATTCAAACTTGAAGCCCCCCGCGCCAAACCCTAAAACCAAGGCTGACGCGGGCCGTAAAGCAAGTTTTTGTGCAAGGATGGAAGGCGTGGTAGCAAAGGCTAAAGGCCCTGCAGAACGCGCTAAAGCATCACTCAAGAGTTGGAACTGCTGACATGAAACCCGGACTGTACGCAAACATTCACGCAAAACAGGAACGCATCAAAAAGCAAAAAGCCGAAGGGCGTCCTGTTGAAACGATGAGAAAACCCGGCACCAAGGGTGCACCAACAGCGCAGGCTTTTAAAGACTCTGCTAAAACAAAAAGGAAATAACATGGCTTCTAACTACAAACCCCGTATTGACCACTCCAAGAAAGACTACGAGTCTGAGTCTGCCGACATGGCACAAGACAAAAAGGTCGTTAAAAAAGCGATTGCAATGCACGACAAGCAAGAGCACCCCGGCGAGAAGACAGACCTGTCTAAACTCAAAAAGGGTGGTCGTGCCAAGATGAAGGGCACTGTGCGTACGTACAAGGCCGGCGGTTTGATCGGCGTCAAGGCCGACAACAAACAACCTAACGCAAAAGGCCCCAAGAAGGTTGCTGAGAAGTTCAACATGGGTGGCGCGTGCTAAATGCCCATCAAGTCTAAGTCACAGGAACGTTTGATGCAGGGGGTGGCTCACTCCCCCGAGTTTGCCAAAAAGGTAGGCATCAAACCCTCCGTTGGCAAAGAGTTTGTGAAAGCAGGCCCCGCCCAAAAAAAGCTTCCTGAACGTGTGAAGAAAAAATAATGGCAAGCAACTACGACAACACCTCGAACACAACTGCTCAAACCGTCATCACGGTTGATCAGATGCTTTCGTTCGCGTACAGCGAGGCTGGCAAACTGGCCGAGGAGTTGACGCCAGAGTACATCAACAGGGCCCGTCAGGCCCTTTGGTACATCCTGATTAACTTGTCTAACCGCGGCGTCAACCTGTGGTTGTTGGAATACATTGTGATGGGTAGTTCTGCCCAGACGCGCCAGTACGAGATGCCACGTGGCACCGTGGACGTGCGCGAGGCCAACTATCGTTTGATGACGCGCCCAAGCACAGTGTCTGATACCACAGGCGGCGCGTTCAACACCAACAACATTGATCTTGAGTACACGATTGCCGCGGGCGGTTCAGCAACTGCCACGTACAACGCAACACGTTTCTTGAGCGCGGGTTTCTATTCTGATACACGCAACGTGACACTGAATGTTGAGTACAGCTACGACGGCATCACTTGGGTTGCGCTTACCACAGTAACAAACAGCAACGCCAACCCTTGGGGCTACAAACAGATTGACGGATCACCACAGGCGATTTACTGGCGCCTGCGCAACCCTTCTGCGGTTGCTGTTAAGGTCCGTGCTATCTCTTTGGCCTCGGTTCAACAAGACGTGCCTATGGCGCGTTTGAACCGCAACGACTACTACAGCCTGCCAAACAAAGATTTCATGAGCACGCGTGCTCTGCAGTTTTGGTTTGACCGCCAAGTAACTCCGATCATTAACTTGTGGCCTGTGCCACAAAATGCGTTTCAGACGTTCCAATACATTGTTGAGATGCAACCCCAAGACGTGGGTAAGTTGACAAACGAGATTGCCATTCCAGACCGTTGGGTGCCTGCTGTTCAGGCGCAACTGTCACACCGCGTGGCCAAGCTGTTGCCCGGGGTTGACCCTGCGCGAATTCAAATGCTTAAACAAGATGCGGCGGAGATGACGCTGACAGCAGAAGACGAGGACCGCGATAAGTCCCCGATTTATTTCCGCCCTAACATTAGTTATTACACTCGATAAGGAACCATTCAAATGGCTCAATCCGGATACACACCAATTCAACTGTACTACTCGACAACTGCGGCGGCTGTTCCCACCGCAGGCAACCTTACTTCAGGTGAGTTGGGCATCAACATTACCGACGGCAAGCTGTATTACAAGAACAACGGTGGAACTGTTACCTTGTTGGCATCTAGCGCTGGTGCCTCTGGCGACGTGGTTGGTCCCGCCTCTGCCACTGACAACGCTCTGGCAAGATTTGATTCCACTACAGGCAAACTGATTCAGAACTCTGTCGGCATCCTGAGTGATGTAGGTGTCCTGACTGGCTTGACTGGTCTAACATCGTCTGGCTCCATCACGTTCTCTAGCCTGACTTCTGGTCGCGTTCCTTACGCTACCACTGCTGGTTTGCTGACTGACTCTGCAAACCTGTTGTACTCTGGTACTGACCTGACTGTTTACGGCATCACAGTAGGTCGTGGTGCAGGTGCTGTGTCTACCAATACTGTTGTTGGAAATACTGCTTTAGCCGTAAATACGACAGGCTCTAGAAATACTGCTGTTGGCTATTTTGCTTCTCTATACACCACGGGTTCGAGTAACACGGCTGTTGGTATTTCTGCTCTTAATGGCGCAAGTGGCACTGCAACAGGAAGCGCTAATACCGCTATTGGTGATGCCGCACTTACAGCCAACACCTCTGGCTCAAACAATACAGCCGTAGGCGTAAACGCCCTTAACGCCAACACCTCAGCAGACAATAACACTGCTGTCGGTTACCAATCTGCCTATTCAAATACTACTGGATACCAGAACACAGCGGTTGGACGTAGAGCGGGGTACAGTAATACAACTGGTTATGTAAACACAGCGGTAGGCGATCTTGCGCTTTACTCAAATACGACTGGCTACCGAAACACTGCAATCGGCTATCAGGCGGGTTATTCAATCACCGATGGCACTGGCTTGGTTGCTGTGGGCGACCGTGCGTTGTTATCCAACACTGGAAACTTTAACACTGGCATTGGGTATCAAGCCCTCCAAGCCAACACCACAGCCTCTAACAACACGGCTGTAGGTTACCAATCAGGCTACCAAACAACTGGTGGCGGTAACGCATTTTTTGGTATTTCCGCTGGCTATAACGTCACTTCTGGAACAAACAACGCATACTTTGGAAACTCGGCTGGCCCAAATAGTGGCAGTGCATCTACTGGTTCTAACAATGTTGGTGTTGGTACATCTGCGCTTAATTCAAACACCTCAGCATCAAACAACACTGCTGTAGGTTATCAGGCGGGGTATACAAATAGTACTGGAGCATCTTTAACGGCTATTGGTTATCAAGCAGGATACGCAAATACGACTGCCGCAAACGTATCGGCTCTTGGTTATCAGGCTCTGCGTTCAAACACCACGGGTGCGGCTAACACCGCTTTAGGTTCTGGTGTTTTGTACGCAAATACAACTGGCGGGTACAACGTCGGTGTTGGAGAAGGCGCTCTAACCAACAACACCACTGCAAGCTACAACATAGCGATTGGTGCTGGTGTTCCTGCACTTCTGTATTCTGCGCTTGGTTTGAACACCACTGGCGCAAATAACACCGCTATTGGTACGGGCGCAAGTGAACAAAATACAACAGGGTCAAACAACGTGTCGGTTGGTTATGCGGCACTGGCTAAGAACACCACAGCATCTAACAATACCGCTGTAGGTTATCAGGCGGCCTATTTAAATACAACTGGCGCAGATTTAACTGCTATTGGTTATAGGTCTGCTTACACCAATACGACTGGCAGTACTAACACAGCTATTGGCAATTACGCTATGTATTTAAATACCACTGGGAGCAGTAATGTGTCCTTGGGGTATGGTGCGCTTCTTGCCAACACTACGGGTTCTAACAGCACTGCTGTTGGTTATCAATCGTTTTACACTTCTAACACCACTGGCTCTGTCAACAACGTGGGTCTCGGTAATCAGACTGGCTATTCCACAACTACGGGCAACAACAACATAGCGATTGGTAACCTTGCTCTGTATGCCAACACCACAGGCTCTCTCAGTGTAGCAATTGGTACGCAAGCCCTTTACAGCAATACTACCCCTGCCGCACACGTCGCTATTGGATTTCAAGCGGGTTACAGTAATACAACTGGGGGTACACTTCATGCTTTTGGTTACCAAGCCGCTTATTCCAACACAACAGGCAGTTCAAATCTTGCAGTTGGACAAGAATCCCTTAAATCTAATACAACAGGTAATACCAACACTGCCATTGGTACGTTTGCTTTAAATAGTAACACCACGGCATCTCAAAACACGGCAATCGGTTATCAAGCAGGTGTTGCCAACACCACTGGAAACTCTCTTGTGTTTGCGGGATATGGCGCAGGTTACGCAAATACTACAGGAAGCGACAATGTTGCAATGGGCGTAAATGCGTCCTACTACAACACGACGAGTGGAAACAACACTGCTATTGGTCGCGCGGCTTTGTTTTATAACACTGCGGCAAACAACACTGCTGTGGGGGGAAGCACCGCTTTCAACACTACTACTGGAACAAACAACACCACTGTTGGCGCCGGTGCGCTTTACAGCAATACAACTGGTTCGTCAAATACGGCAATTGGTTATTCTGCTCTTGGCTCTGTTACGGGTGCAAACTCAAGCAGTAATACTGCTGTTGGTTTCCAAGCATTGACAAGCATGACAACTGGTCAGTTGCAGACCGCTGTTGGTTACCAAGCCTTGTACGCCAATACTGGCGATACTTATTGCACGGCAATTGGCGCAAGGACTTTGCGAAACAACACCACAGGTTCCAACAACTTTGCTGGCGGTGACTTGGCGTTGAACAGCAACACAACTGGTTCTGATAACGTAGCAATTGGAACTGGCGCTCTTCAAAGCAACACCACACCATCAGGCAACACTGCTATAGGCTATCAGGCGTTGTCTAGCCTAGTGACAGGATTAGCCTCTACTGCGTTGGGTTGGAAGGCTTTGACTTCCGCCACAAGTTCAGATAACACTGGAATCGGAAGACAAGCGCTAGAGTTATGCACCACTGGTAACGCCAACACAGCACTTGGTTATTACGCACTTCGTGGTTTAACAACTGGTAAGGCTAATATTAGTATTAGCCCTGTTAATTCGGCAGGCGCTGATTCCCCTGCGTTTTCCATCACGACGCAAGACAATAGAATTTCAATGGGGCATACAGGCATTACAAATGCTTATGTCCAAGTGGCATGGACTGTGGTGTCTGACCTGCGTGACAAGATTGTTCTTGGCGATGTTCCTCTGGGTCTTGATTTTGTTCGCAAACTTAAACCAATCAAATATCAGTTCAAAGAAACCCGCGAAAGCAACACGCCTACTGGTGTTGTCAAATACGGTTTTGGCGCACAAGATGTTTTGGCTGAAGAAGGTGATAGCCCAGTTATTGTGGACACCGAAGTGGCTGAGAAACTTAAAATTACAGACTCGCACATGATGCCTGTATTTGCAAATGCCATCAAAGAGATGGCAGATATGATTGATCAACTTAAGGCAGAAATTGCCGCACTTAAAGGAGCTTGAAAATGACTGAAGTAACAACCCCCGTGGAACAACTCACCGCTGAACAAATTGCCCAACACTACAGCGCCGCAATGGATTCCGTCAATCTGATTAACGCAGGCAAGCCAGAGCTTACGTCTGACGCTGACTGGGCTGACACTGTTGCTCGCAACAAAGAGCATCTGAAGATCATGTTGGCAAAGGACTTCTGGACTACAGAAAACCTGACACCACTGCGTACAGCATCAGCATAACGGGAAGCCACCACCCGATCTTGGTGGCACTTTAAAAGGAAACATCATGGGAAAAAACGAAAAAACCCCTGTGACAATCGACGGTGTAGAGTACAAGTACGAAGACATGACACAGCAACAACAAATGTTGCTCAACCATGTTGCCGACTTAGATCGCAAATTGGATTCAGCAAAGTTTAACGTTGATCAACTTCAGGTGGGTCGCAACGCGTTTTTTGAACTTCTAAAACAAGCGTTGGAAGCCAAGCCTGAAGTAGAACCGAAAGAGTAAATAAATGGCCGCACAAACGATGACGTATGACAGCCTCGTAGAGGATGTCAAAAGATACTGTGAGCGTAACGACGCGTCGTTTGTGGACCAGATCCCGCGTCTTATTATGCTCACCGAGCAAAGTATTGCCGCGGAGATCAAAACCCTAATGCAATTGAACGTGGTCAACACCACGCTCTTAGTAGACAACCCTGTGTTGGAAAAGCCCGCACGCTGGCGTAAAACAATCAGCATGAAGATTAACGGCCAGCCTGTTTTAAACAGGTCCATGGACTACGTCACCCAGTACCAAACAGAGTCACCCACAAACCAGCCTCTGTACTACGGAGACTACGACTACGACCACTGGGCCTTGGCGCCGATCCCCGACGACGATTATCCCGTTGAGATAATTTACTACAGCCGCATTCAGCCGCTAGACATTACAAACCAAGAGAATTTATTAACACGCGAGGCCCCACAGGCCTTGCTGTTTGGCACACTTCTACAAACCCAAGGCTACCTGAAGAACACGGATAAACTAGCCGTATGGAAAGGGTACTACGACGCCGCAATTAGCGCGCTCAAGGGTGAGGACCAACGCCGCATGGTTGACCGCAACGCCGTCAGACAGGAACCTTAATGACAACATACACATCCCCCTTTACAGGCAACGTCATCCAACCAACGGACGTCAGCTACGCTGGCGTTGCGTTGACTGGCACACTGCAACTGTACTGGCCACAGTACGTCAACGCAGACGAGCAGGTTGCCGCGCGCATCATGGACATTCAGGCCACTGCGGGGTCTATCCTTGTTCTGCCTGACGCCACACAGGCTTCTGTTGGCCAAGACATCCTGATTCGCAACACCGGCGCCAACTCGTTCACGGTACAGCGCTTTGGTGGCACAGGCTCCTTCACGGTGGCCTCTGGCACGGCGCAGTACACCTACATCACAAGCAACACCACACAGGCGGGCGTGTGGGCCGTTATAGCGTTTGGAACAGGCACGTCCACAGCAGACGCCGCCTCACTTGCTGGAACGAGCACTGTGGCCCTTTTAGGCAAGCTAGAGTCTGCGTTCATTACCAACGAGTACGTTTCAGTACCAACAATTAACGCGTCCTCTCGCGGCTCTTGTTTTGTGTGGACCGGCGGCGCCGGCACATGGACCCTGCCCGCGGTGTCTACCCTCTCAGAGGGCTGGTTTATTCTGGTGCGCAACAACGGCACCGGCGCGCTCACGTTGGCAACAAGCGCGGTCGGCTCGACCATTGACAGCCTGTCTACAATCACCCTACCCCTCGGTGACTCTTGTTTTGTTTGCGTGAACAGAGACCCCGCCAAACAAGACTTCTTCACCGTGGGTCGTGGCCGCCCCAACAGCCTGACGTTCTCGTCTGCCACGTACGACGTGGACACTGTGGTTGGCGCAACACTAAGCCTGATCACCAACACGCCGTTGATCCAGCGCTTTACCGCACTCAGCGGTTCACGCACAACCAGTCTGTTGGTCCAGTTGCCTGCCGTGACGCAGGTGTACTACCTGCTTAACGACACGAACCAAAGCGGCTACAACATCAACTTCCAAGTGCAAGGAAGCTCGCAGTCTCCTTTCAGCCTGACCAACAACTCACAGGCGATTGTGCTAAGTGACGGAACCAACATCTACCCGTTGATCCAGTCCAACATTGGCCAGTTGGTTGTGAACCGCGGCACCGCGGCATCCCCTGCGTTCACGTTCGCTTTGGACCCCGTGACCGGCATGTACTCACCCAACAACTCACAGCTTGGCTTTTCTGTGGCCGGCACCAACATCGTGACCATGGACGGCACGGGCGGCACTGGTAACTTTGTCACCACGTTTGTGGGCCGCGTTCAGGCTGACCTAATCTCTGGCGGGGCGTTCTGATGGCAGAAGGTCAAGAACCGTCTAAAATCTTTACGCTGTTTGTCAAGCCCGGCATTAAGCGGGACGGCACACTGTTTGAAACCGACGAGTTTAGTGACGGCATGTGGACGCGCTTTCAGCGCGGCAAGGCCAAAAAGATTGGCGGCTACCGCCAAATGTTTGCCTCCCCAACAGGCGTTCCACGCGGGCTAATCACCAACTCACAAAACGGCGTTAACTACATCTACTGCGGTAACTACAAAGGCATTGAAGTCTTTAACACCGGCACAGACCAAGGGGTGGGTATTGGTCCTTTCCCTGTTGAGTTCAACACGACGTATGTAATCGTTCAAGTTAACACATCGCCACAAACGGTACACGTTAAAGGCAACGTGGTTTCTTCGTTTCCCAGCGGGTCAACGTTTTGGGCGTACAACACTTCCGGTGTTCGCACCAACTTTACAACAAACACAACACCAACGTACAACACGCCCGGTGACTACACAGAACTACATTTAGTTTCTATCACAGGCATGCCCACCACGGTGCCGTTTGAAATGTATGTGCCTAACGGCATTGCGTCTAACACGCAGTACCTGTGGCAGTTTGACGTGGCGTTTGACTCCTCTGGCGCGGGCAACTCTAAACTGCTTGCGCACCCCGGGCGCAACCTAGGAAACATTGACTCTGACGTTTTGACCTCGCTGTACGCGGGTGACTTCTTACCAGACCCCACAACCGGCAGGTACGTGCTGACCCAAGTTGTGGACTCTGGTGGCGCAAACCCCACGTACCTGCCCATTAACGCCAGTGGTGGCGTGGTGGTGTTGCACCCGTTCATTTTTGTGTACAGCAACTACGGCGGTTTGCGCAACAACAACGTCTCTTTTGTTTCCGGCACCGCGTCGGTCCAAACCTTCAACGACTGGAACGGCACGCTGGCCAACGACGTGAACGTGGCCGCGGGCAAGATTGTCAAGGGCTTCCCAGTGCGCGGCGGTACCGCGTCCCCCTCTGGCCTCTTCTGGGCCACAGACTCACTGGTGCGCGCGTCGTTCACCGCAACAGACCCCTACTACTGGCGCTACGACATCGTTGCAAGCCAGATCTCAATCATGTCTTCTAGCTCGGTTGTCGAGATGGACGGCGTGTACTTCTGGATGGGTGTCGACCGTTTCTATTTGTACAACGGCTCTGTAAAGGTACTGCCTAACGACAAGAACGTTAACTACCTGTTTGACAACATCAACTTTGCACAGCGCCAAAAGGTGTGGGCAACCAAGGTCCCTCGCTACAACGAGATCTGGTTCTTCTACCCACGTGGCACAGCAACAGAGTGCACAGACTGTATTATTTTCAACGTTAAAGACAACCTCTGGTACGACGCGGGTGAGGCAGAAGGCGCACGCAGGTCTTGTGGCTACGTCACCGAGGTGTTCCCACGACCCATCTGGGCCGACTGGCAGTTCAGTGGCCGCCTTGGTATTAACTACACCCTTACCTACGGCCCTAACCGCGCAACAGCGCCCGTTACAACAGCCTATCAGGTTATTGCACCGGGTGACCTGACAACCAACCCCGCGGGCTCGTTCATGGTTTTTAACCAGACACTGGACCCAACGTTCATGTCTGCCAACCAGATCACCGCGGCGGTGTTCACTGACAACGCCTCCGGTGGGTACACGACCATCACGTTTGCCAACACCGTGGCCGCCGGCGTGGTTGCTGGTAGCACCATGACGCAGGCGACCGGCGGTTACGTGATCTGGGAGCAAGAGTTTGGAAAGAACAAAATCACAGACGTAGAAGAGTTTGCAATTGACTCTTTTGTTGAAACCTGTGACATTAGTTTTGTGGGTGGAACACCCGCGTCAGACGACCCAGTGGGCATCAACAGGCGCATGCACCTAACGCGTATCGAGCCAGACTTTAAGCAGGTTGGCGACATGGAGTTGACCGTTGTTGGCAGGCCCTTTGCTAACGGTGCAATCGAGGAAAGAGGGCCCTTTGTGTACACAGACACCGACGGCAAGATCGACCTGCGTACCGAATTCCGCCTGATCAACCTGCGCTTTAGAAGCAACACAATTGACGGCGACTACGAAATGGGCCGCCTACTGATCACGGCCGAACTTGGTGACGAGCGTCCCTAATGCAAGTCATCGAGTTCTTGCCAAACTATTCCACGTGGGACGAGTGGAATGGTCAACTGGTACACTATTTTGGGGAGCAGTCTTTTTCTGTTTTGCCTGAAGACCGGTGGCGAGAGGTTGCGCAATCTGTGGCAGTTAACCCCGTGTTTGATAAGTACTCTGTGCCAGACCCCGGGGCGTTTGAAAACTGGCAAGATTGGGCCCTGATGTTGACGTTGGCTGTCAACGGCGACGGGGCGTAAAAACCATAAATAATGGGTAATTCTCTATAGGAATACCCAACCAGACAAACCCCCCACACAAATGGCACTACCAAATCATTCCCGTATTAGCGTGTTTGAGGACTCTGACCCGTGGTCCGATTACGAGGATGGGGGTTTGTCCTTTTTAACTCCGGCACCAGCGCCTGCGCCTGCACCCGCACCTGCGCCTGTTGAGATTGACTACGCCGCTCAACAATGGGCTCCGGATGTTTTTGCACCTGTCCCTGCGCCTGCGCCTGCGCCTGTCCCTGCGCCCGCTCCAGCTCCTGCACCTGAACCAACCTATACATGGAACGGTACCGGCGGTGTCGGTGGATTATCATTGCCTGCGTATGTAAATTACGAAGACACTTATGTACCACCTGCAGTTGACACTCCTGTAGCACCCACTGGCGGTCTTCCAACAACCACAACACCCACAAACAATGCTAACGAACTAAGCGGTGTTATTTTGGCTGGCGCTAGTTGGATGGCCGGTGACGAAAAAACAAACCTTGCCAAACAAGTCTTTGGTGAAAACGTTACTAACACAGCCGTGGGCGGTCAAAAAACTTCAGACGTTTTAAACCAGTTAAATGTTTTTGAAAGAGACGGCGGAACCTTTGCTCCGGGCTCTACTGTTGTGTTGGACGTTGGCGCCAACGACATTGCCCAAGGTGTTGACCGAAACACAATCACTAACAACCTAAATGAGATTGTTAGTAGACTTGGAGACAAGGGTGTAAAGGTAATTCTATCTGGTCAACCAAACGCTAGTTCGTACGACGACGCTGTTTCACGTACAAACTTACAGATGGACAGCTTGTACAGTGACATAGCAAAAAACAACCCGAACGTAAAGCTCGTTGATGCAATGTCTGGGTTGTTGAATCAAAAAGACTTGATGGACGAATCAGGCTTTCACTTAAAAGACGACGCTTCAAAACTACAGTACCTGAATCAGTTTGCAGACGCTTACAAAAATGTAAACGGCACAAACGCGTTGACTGCACCGACTTCTGCCCCCGTCCAAGACGCCCTCACTTATTTAAACTCAAACCCTACTGGGACGCCATCACCTGAACAGCAAAAAGTCATCGACGATTACTTTGCCGCGAACCCAATAAATTTTGATCCGGACTCTCCAAACAATACATTTGCGAGAGGATTTGATCTTAATAGCTTAACTGGTTTAACACTTAATTCAATACCAGAACAACAAAGACTCAATGACCTTGACAAAATAATCAACCCATTGACCCAGCAAATTCTTGGTCAGGGTTTAACTGACAAGTGGTCTGGTCAGGGTTGGGGGTCGGCCGAAGCAAATGCCCGTGACATGGCGAAAATCATGGCTGGCATTGGTATCACTGACATCAAAGACTTCGGTCAAATTACAAAGACCATACCTGCATCGTCATACGAAACTGAGCAGGGTACAGTAGAAATTCCAGAACGAACTGTTACAACTTACGGAAATAAAAAAACCGGTCAAGAAGTTCCAAACACATACAGCGAGCGCCAGACTGGTAACTTCTTTGGTGGCACGTTTGAGGGTAAAGGCAACACCGGATACGGCGTTCAGTTTGATGCACAGGGCAATCCATACTTTTATACCGCCGGCGCGTCTAGCAGTGACCTTGGTCAACTACAGCCATTTTTATCCCTTGCTTCTTTTATTCCCGGTGTTGCCCCGTTCGCTATGGCGGCAAACGCCGCAATCTCTGCAAGTCAAGGTAACTGGGCCGGCGCCATTCTTAGTGGCCTCGGAGCCGCTGGTGGTTTCGCTGGAAACGTCACGTCTCAAATTGACGCGCTGGCTAACGCCGGCGATTTTGCGGGTGCTAACGCGCTGTATGAAAGCAGTATGCTTGCGCAGAACGCAGGGGCAATTAACACAGCAAGGACCGTTGCTGGTGGATTGAACGCACTCGATCAAAAAAATATTGCTGGTGTTGTAAACGCAGGGCTTACATTAGGCGGCGTGGGTGTTCCTCCAGAGGTAAGAACAGCGGCCACATTGTTTAACGCGGCCGCGGCAATTGGAAGCGGCGACACAGCAGGTCTGTTAGACGCCGCGTCTTCTTTGACTGGTAGCGGCGACGCAAAATTAGCCTCGTCGGCTTTACGACTTAAAAACGCGGTTGAGTCTGGTGACTTTAATGCAATTGCAAACGCCACAATGGGTTTTAAAACAGCCGTCGAGTCATCAACAAAAGACAACGCGGCATTTAACACGTTCAAATCTACCTTGGCCTCGGGAGGTTCTTCTGACGAAGCGCTTGCCGCGGCCAGTGAGTTGGATGGTACAAACAAACCCAACGAATTTGACAAGGCCCTAGCAGGCATTACGCCCACAGAACTAACTCCCGATTTGCCGGGCGACACCACAACAGGATTATCTGCCGACGCATCGCGGCTAATAGCGGCTATTAACGGCGAAGTCTCAGACCCAACAGCACAGGCACAACTTTTAGTTGCCGCGCCTGCGCAGGTTGCGTCTAACGCGGTGTTGCGTTTGGTTAATTCGCCAGTGGGTCAGCAAGCCGTTAAAGAGGCCGCCAACGCAAGCTCGTACGCAAGCACCATTATTCGAGACTCTTTGATTGCCTCTGGTTTATTTACAGCGGCTTCCATTCCTCGTTTCTTGTCTGGTCAGGGCGATTTAGACACCAAACCTGCGTCGTCAGAATCTTCGTTGGTTTCCCAAATTCCAACGGGTTACACACCGTATACCCCAAGCACCAGCACCCCAAGCACTGGTACACCAACAACCCCCGGTGTAACAGACGCAGGCACGTTGACTGTTACTGGAACAAAACCATACGTTGTTCAACCCGGCGATTACTCCGACACGGACGAAGAAGTACAACCTTGGCAAAACGTCAACCCAGTTTCTGGATTGCCTTTGGTTAAGCCAGATGAAGAGTTTCCACCGCCTGATTTAACACCTGACGAGCCTCCTTTCGTGGCTCCTGTAACGCCTCCAGCGAACGACCCATTCCAACCGCCTGTTACACCGCCTGAGGAGCCCTTTGTGGCTCCTACAACGCCCCCAGCAAACGACCCCGCTGTTGAGCCCGCGCCACCACAAATAAAGCCTGTGGTGGTCCCCGCAGAGCCTGTTGTTTCTCCAATCCCAGAAGTTAAGCCTGAGGTCAAACCTGAGGTAACTCCAGAAGTTAAGCCTGAGGTCAAACCAGAAGTTAAGCCTGAGGTCAAACCAGAAGTTAAGCCTGAGGTCAAACCAGAAGTTAAGCCTGAGGTCAAACCAGAAGTTAAGCCTGAGGTTAAGCCTGAGGTCAAGCCTGAGGTCAAGCCCGAGGTGGTGGCGCCTACTGTGGTAGCTCCTCCTGTAGTTACCCCTCCTGCGGTGACTCCTCCTGTAGTTACTCCTCCTGTAGTTACTCCTCCTGAAGTGACGCCTCCCGTGGTGACGCCTCCTGTAGTTACTCCTCCTGCGGTGACTACTCCTACCACACCAACTAAGACAACAGGTGGGGGTGGTGCGGGCACGTACACGCCCACGCCGGTTCTTGCCGCGGACACAAAACTTTCTTACCAAAAAGTATCGGAAGATGCTCCTATTTTGAACCCGCTTTTGTTTAGTTTGGCGGGCGTAGCAATACCACAATCCACTCCTGAAAAAACCTTGACAACCGAAGAAGAAAAGGATACAAAGGAAGAGGACAAAAACAAAGATGAGGCACCTGCTTTGGATCTATTAAGTTTCTTCTCATTCGCTGAAGGCGGCATGGTGCCACAGCACCCCATGGGTGAACCAGAGTTTTACTCTGAGGGTGGCGCAGGGTCAACCTACATCCAAGGCCGTGGTGACGGCACGTCAGACGAGATCCCCGCCATGGTGGCTAACAGTGAGTATGTCTTGCCCGCAGACATTGTGTCTGCATTGGGTAATGGCTCCAGTGATTCTGGTGCAGACATCTTGGACCAATTTATTCAAACCATTCGTGCACACAAGCACTCCAACCCACCAGATGAGTTGCCACCACAAAGCAAAGGCCCGTTAGAGTATCTCTCTAGCGTGCAAATGAAAGGAAGAAAATGAGCGTTTTTGATTCAAGCAGTACAGTTAACACAACACTGCCATCGTGGTTTACGTCCGCGCAACAGGCTATTGCC